CCAACCTTGAGGCACAGCGTGAAGTTCAACAAGCGAAAGATGCCGCGATTGAGGCCGAGAAGGCCGCGCAGGCTGCGAAGAAAGATCAGGTCAAAGGGCTGCGCACCGTCACCCGCTACAAGATCGACAGCCACAAGACCGCGCTGGCCGATATCTACAAAACCGACCCGGAAGCAATCGTTGCCTTTGTCGATGAATACGTGCGCCGGAACCACAAGACCCGCGCCATTGCTGGCGTGACCGTAACCCAAGAGCAAGAGGCATACTAATGCAGAAACTAATCATCGCAGGCACCACGGGCAAAGACGCCGTGTTGCGCCGTACAGGCAGCGGAGACGCCGTGCTGGGGTTCTCGCTGGCCGTGGATAACGGCAAGGACAAGAACGGCCAGAAGCGCGAAACCACATGGTACGATTGCAGCATCTGGGGGAAGCGGGCTGAAAGCCTTGAGCGGTACATTACCAAAGGCACCAAGCTGACCCTTGAGGGACGCCCGACCGTCCGCGCCCACGAGGGCAAAGCCTATCTCGGCATTTCCGTAAGCGACCTGACGTTTCAAGGCGGCGGGGATAGCGGCGGTCAATCGCAGGGCTATGACAGCGGCAGCACGGGCAACTATGACGCGCCGAGCGGCTACGGCGCGGGCGGTAACCCGAATAGCGGGCGCGACCTAGATGACGAAATTCCATTCAATTACAACTACTTGTAAGACATGATGCGGCAAGCCCTCACACCAGAGCAGGCCGGGCGGCTGGCGGAGTGGGTCGAAGGACTTACCCCGCCGTTCACCCTGACCATGCGCGAAGGCAAGGTGCGGACCATTTCGCAGAATTCTTTGCTCCACAAATGGTACGGCGAGATAGCCCGCCAGAAAGGCGACAGAACCGCCGCGCAGGTAAAAGGCCAGTGCCACCGCGAATACGGTTTGGCAATCAAGCTGCGTGACCCGCAGTGGGCTTGGATATGGAACCACAGCGCCGGGGCGTTGGATTATGAGCGGCAATGCAAGGTGCTGGCTTCGGGCGTGTTCAACGTATCCAGCAGCATGACCGTAGCCGAATTGACCGAATATATGGACGCCATGCAGCAGGACTACACCGCGCAGGGGGTCAGACTTACGCAGCCGGAGGATAAGCAGTGAGAATTTTAGTATGTGGCAGCCGCCATTGCGACGAAGAATTGAGCGACCTTGTATGGAATAGGCTGCAAGACATTATCCCCGGAAATGAGCCTTGCACAATCATTCACGGCGCGGCACCGGGCGTCGATACTCAGGCAATGATTGTTGCCGACATGCTGCCCAACTGTAAGCACCTGCCATTTGAGGCGGAATGGAACAAGCATGGCCGCGCCGCTGGACCCATCCGAAACAAGCGGATGCTGGACGAGGGCAAGCCGGATTTAGTCGTCGCATTCCCCGGCGGGCGCGGGACTGCAAACATGGTCAAGCAAGCTAAGGCTGGCGGATTCAAGGTGATTGAGGTCACGCCATGAACAAGCCCCTCCGCCGCACCCCCATGCGCCGCAAGTCGAAGAAGCGGGCCGCGCGTGAGGCATCGCCAGAGGGCCGCGAAGATGCGGAGTATCTGGCGAAGGTCCACAACCTGCCGTGTGTCATATGCGAAGGCTTTGGCATGACGCAGAACAGCCCGACAGAGGCGCACCACGTCAAGAGCGGGCGTTTTGGCAAGGACAGGACGCCCGACAAAATGGCAATCCCGCTCTGCCACTCGCACCACAACAAGCTGCGGCCCTACCCCGGCGACGAAGACAAGATCGGCTACCACAACGCGCAGGCCACATGGGAAAGCCTGTACGGCGAGGACCACGAATACAGCGCGGCAACCCGCGACAGGATTGAAAGGATGATGTTTTGAAAGAGATAGGCTACATCACGACTGGCATTGTATTGGGGCTTTTCGTCGGCTCGTTCGCAGCTGCAATAGATCACCAAGACGCATGGCGGGAAGGCCGAGAGGACGTTCTAAACTCGACCGTGACCGTTGGGGGCGAAGATACCCCCTGCGCCGCTTCAATCCCTCTCAGCGTACTAGCCGAAATGGTAAACGCTGGCGTGATGGACTGGCACCGGGTTTGCGAAGGGGGCGACCAATGAACGGACACGCCGAAACCCTGCAACGCAACCTATCCGCGCTCCAACGCACGACCGTCAAACAAAAGGCCGAGATCAACCGCCTATGGCGCAAGGTGGAGAGCCTGACCGCAGACAAGGCCGCGCTATTGGCTGATTTGAAGAAAGCACGAGGTGAAGCATGACCAAGCTACTACGCCGCATTAGGGCGATGTTCCGCCCCGGCTGCACAAGGGGCTGCAACCAAGGGCGGGACTGCCCGCTGAGAAAGGGGAAGCGATGAGCAAGGTGGACATTTCAAGCGAGGCGGTGGAGCGGCTGGTTCAAGCTGTAGCAGTTGATGCAGTAGCGGTCAGCGCCACAACTATTGTCACCCTCCGCGCCCAAGCCGAACGGATCAAGGAGTTGGAGGGGCAGAAAGCCAACATCGCCAAGGTCTGCGAGGGATACCGGGAGCAGGCCAACGAAAGCTGGCGCAAGGCTAAGACAGCCCGCAATGACGCGCTGCGGAATGTGCGAGCCATTGCGAAACGGTACGACGACGAAGCCACATGTATGAGTTGCGCCGACACCGTGGGCATTCTCCGCGAGATTGATGCCCTTATCGAAGGAGCCACCAATGACTGATGAACGGATAGAGCTAAAGCCATGCCCGTTTTGCGGGGAGGCTGTGACCCTAAAGGAAGCATCAGAGAACCTCATGGTGATTGTTTGCGGAACCGACAGTACGTGCATCGGGTCGGGGGTTTCGATTTCCTTCCTGAGACGTGACACGACGAAAGCAATTGCCGCATGGAACACCCGCGACACTATGGATCGCCTAGTAGCCGAGGGGCAGCGATGTGACGCCATGACACCGCAGGAGGCGGCGAAGGTGCTGTTGGCCGCTGTCGATGCATTTATGAGCGGCGAAAAACTGACCGAGGAACAGCGCGAACTGGAAAGGACTGCGGTAATTGCGGGCGCGTTTGCCGGTGGCGCTTACGATAGATATTGGCCCAAGGGAGGCGGCGAATATCACGCCCTGACTCGCGTGTTTTTGCTCGCGCTTATTGACCCGGACCATGCCGAACTTGACTACCTGCGGACCGATCCAAGCGCGGGACAAACGGCGCGTGATGCAAGAGCCGCCCTCCGCGCTATCTCGGAGGGCAGCCATGAATAACGCACTAGACGACCTGATTGAGAAGGTGGAGGGGGGAAAGGCGACACACGCTGACTTCCAAGCCGCCGCTTATGTCCTCGAAGGCTTTCACGGCAGAGCGCAAGAGGCATACGAGGAACACTGTCTGACAGCCGCCTGCGTAGTCCATGAAGAAATGCTGCCGGATTGGGAATGGGAAGTTTCAAACCATGGCGGCACAGAAGGGCGCTCCGCAGTGCAGCTACAGGTGAAAGGCGACCCGCAGGATAGGGAATGGGTTTGGGGTATCGACGCAATCCCCGCCCGCGCTTGGTTAATCGCCATACTCAAGGCAATGAAGGAGGGGAAGGACGATGGCTCTTTGTGATTATGCTCTCTGCCACAATTGCCAAGGCAAGGCATTCTATGACGCAAACATATCGGACCCCAGGTATTGCGCGACTTGGGACCCCAGCGAGGAATCTGAGCCGATTGATTTAGCGGTTCTATGCTCCGAATGCGCCAAGTCTCATGTGGCTATCATAGTGCCGCGCCACACGGGGGATATGGGTATTTGCCGTTTCTGCATGGGGTCGGGCGAAAGTGGGCCAGATCAGGTTTGCGCGGTATGCGAAGGGAGCGGGGCAGATACCGAGAAGGAGGGGAAGGACGCATGAGCCAGCCGACCGACAAGAAGGTGATGGACCTTGTTGCCAAGTGGGAGGCCACGGGGCGCATTGTCCGAAAGGTTATCATCGAAGGCAAGCGCATTGAGGTTGAGTTTGACCGCGCACCCGTCAAAGGCGTGACTTTGGATAACGTCAAATGGTGAAGCGCTTTTTGCCGAGATACGTCTACCGGATGGGCCGCAACGGCTATCTGTACTATCGGCATGACGGGGTTTCGCACCGGATGCCTGACGATCCGGCAAGCGCCGAGTTTGCGCAGGAATATGCCCGCCTGCGGAGTGGCCGCGCCCTTCCAACATCCAAGCGCACCGTCAAGAAGCTGATCGCGTCCTACCTATCCTCGCCCAAGTGGGAGGGGCTGTCGCACAACACGCAGAAAAGCTACCGGCAATCGTTTCGTTACCTCGAAGAGAAGATCGGCCCATACGATCCAGCCCGAATTAAGCCGCATCACGTCTATGACATGCGCGACAGCATGACAGACAAGCCGACCACCGCCAAGCGGCGCGTAGGGGCGCTGTCAGTGCTTATGCAGCACGCAATCAAGCTGGGGTGGATAGAGCGCAACCCCGTTCACCCGCGCTTTGAACACCTCAAGACCAAGAAGCCACCGCGCCAGCCTTGGCCGCTCGAACTGATCCAAGCCGCCCGCGATACCGCTGACCCCGAAACGCTGCTGATCTTTGAAATGCTGCTAGGCACCGGGCAACGCATCAGCGATGTGCTGGCAATGCAGTGGGGCCACATTGAAGATGGGGGGATATGGGTCACTCAGAGCAAGACCAAGGCGCGGCTATTTGTTCCGTTCACCGACCGCCTGCGGGATATGCTCGACGCCACGCAGCGCCGGGGGCTGTACATCATCACGCTGCCAGATGGTCGCCCCATGAAGTACAACAGCGCGTACAATCGCATGATGGAACTGCGCAAGTCTATCGGAGCCGAGGCGTATGACAATCACGCTCTGCGCCATTCTGCGGCCTCTGAGATTGCCTCACTCCCCGGCATGACCGACGAACACGTTAAGGCGCTGACAGGCCACACAAGCGCCGGAATGGTCCGCCTGTACTCAGGGCCAGCAGGTCAGAAAGCGCGTGCGAAAGAGGCTCAGAAGGCCCGGAAATGACGCTGGAACGGCCCGTGAACGGAAGGGGAAAGCTGTTCCCTCTTTTGAACGCGGAGCTATCCAACATGTAAATAACTGAAATAAAACGACAAAACAGGCCATAGAGATGGTTAAGAAAGACTTCACTATGACGCCGATTCAATCGCTTAGGTTCTGAAATTCAAAAGACATAGCGAAAACAAAGCCGGAATCTTATACCGCCTGTGGAACAGCCTAGAGGTCTGCGCGAAACCTGCGCCCGCCATGCACTTACGGGGAAACCGGATGCAGAGCGGGGCTATGGTTGCCGATGGTTAGCGGGGGGATTGGAAACTATTACGGAAGTTTGCGCAGCGGCTTAGCAACCATTGGCCGGACTGGATACCCCCACCGTTTGCCATCCCACCGCGTCTTGCGCCCGTCCCTACGCTTGACCCACGCCAGCCATTCTGAGGAAGTCGGCCAGACTGAGGACATATCCCACGCGACAGACTGTATCGTCTCGCGGCCTAAAGTATCGATAGGTCGGCTAGGGAAGCGCCGTAGCGGGTCGTTACGCCTTGCCATACTCATCCTCTGGAACCGTGTCGTCTAGGCTGTCACTATCCAGCGTGGCTAGCATGTAGTCGAACAGCCCCCACTGGTGACAAGTTGCGCAGCTTGCTTCGTGCATTGTGCAGCGCGGCCCCCAGACATGCTCAATGACGGTGGCTATTTCGGACATACCACGATTCATTGCTGCACGATATGTTTCGCGCTCTTTTGGCTGGCTAGGCATCGCCTCAGCGATTCCCCTAGCAATGTACTGCAACTGCGCTTGAGTGAACGTGCCTTGGTTCATGCCTCTCTCCTATGTTGAGGGGGGCTTAGCCCTCCTATTCAGACTCTTGCGGCGGATACCAACGGCGCAGCACACCCTCGGGGTCTTGGCAAAAGAACGTGTGCCCCTGCATCGCATTGATGGATCGCCTTAGCCGCTCAATCTCGCGCGCCTGCTGTTCGATTTTCATTTCCTTGATGAGCAATTCATCGGCGGCACGACCACAAAGGTCGGCAACGTGCGTCTTCGGGCCGACCTCGGCCAGCAATTCATCCCTAAGCCCCATACCTTGCTCCTTTTAAGACTTCCGGGCGCGGGTAGCCCGCACCGCTGCTGCATTTGCCAGCGCCCCAACTGAGGCGATGAACTCCGACATATCGTCACCCGGCATGAACAACGCCGAACCGTTGTCTTTCAGCGTGTGGATATAGACCGACAGGCCAATATCGAAGCACTGATCGAGGGTATGCTGTGCGTGTTTTTGAGAGAACCCGACAGCCAGCGGAGTTGAGAAAAACACCTGTCCGTGCGGCAGTTTAAGCTTTGCCATACGGTAGAAGAAGTCAGCCCGCAGGGGTAGCTTGCTGGGCCAGTTTGTCGTGCGAACCTTGCGCACGTCCTCAACGAATACGGGCGACACATCGGCCCCGCCTAGCAAGTCCTCTGGGATACCCCATGTGCGGGCTTGGGCAATCTGCGTTGCCTCACTCGGAAGCCACGGGTGCAGCGTCACAAGTGCGAACTTGTTGGATTTGGACGGGGTTTCCTTACGGGTCATGGCGCTGCACTGCTTTCTTTCAATTTCCTTACAACGTAAAGAAAGAGGTTGCGCTAGTCAAGCAGTAATGCTATCTTACATCATACAGAAAGCACCAAATAGAGAACATGGAGTAACCAATGGCCCACGAAAGCAACGGCACAATCAAGAAGATCAACCTTGACGATGGCATCGCTTGGATTGCCCGGAATGACGACACCAGCGGCGCTCCGCATGAAGTCGCGCAGATTGTCAGCGTCCTATTGCTGGCCGACCTGTTTGGCAAAACCCCGGCCAGCATCGCGCGGCGAGTGATCCGCTACAAAAACACCCACGGGCAGGCCGCTTAATGGCTCGCCGCTGGCAACCCAAATACTCCTGCACCTGCGCCGCCTGCGGGTGGCGCGGGAAGCGCACCCGGCGCATGATGTCCAAGCCCTGCCCCAAGTGCGGCGGGTGGCGTACCATCACAGCCGACCAATCCTAAAAACCCCGGAGGCGCCGATGGGCCTGCAAGATGAACTAGAAAGGGTCGAAGCCGAAGCGGCTCGGCTGCGCCGCGAGATAGCGGCAGGGCCGTGCCGCGAGCATGGCCACGACTGGCAATTCTATGGCGGCACGAACGCCGGATGCGGGCCCGACTGCGGATGCTCGGCGCCGGTCAACGTCTGCGCCAAGTGCGGCGACTGCGACTATGGCGAAAACGATGGGGCCGAAGCGGTCCGAACCGACTGCGCTGCCGCGCAGTCCAAATCCAACTAACCCCGGAGACACCTATGACATTGAACCGGAAAGAGGCGCAAAGGATGGATCGCTACATCCAAGCCGCCAAAGCAGCCCGAGAGGCACTTGAGCCGCACCCGTCTTGGAAGCGCGAGGAACTGAGGGCGAAGGCGCTCATCGCGATCCGCGATGCCTGCGGCGGGACGCCCGGAACGGATGCCGTCTATGAAAACGCCGAGCGAACCCTCGGCATCAAGTCCAACTAACGCCGACGGAGAGAACCATGAAAGCATATACCATTCCCGTGATTGCAGCGGCTCAACGGGTATCCATACAGCAAATGGAAGGCTTGGATCGCCACGAACACCGCGACCTCGACACGCTCGAAGCTGCTGGCTTGATGGATAAAGGCATCTGCGAAGATGCCGAAATGCAAGATAGCCTAGAGGTTGGCGAAACCATGTGGACCTTCAATGCGGATGGGGACGCGCTGATAGCAGCCCTTCGCGGCGAATCCAACTAACGCCGGAGGCACCTATGAGCGACCAATTTCTGATCGAGAAGCGCGGCCTTTACTACCGCCCGAACTCCTGCGGATACACGGGCCTAAAACGAGAGGCAGGCCGATACTCTTTTGACGATGCAGCGATCCACGCGGGGCCAAATGGCCCAGATGGATCAACCGATGGCATGGGCATCTGGCGCGAGGATGAAGCACCTCAGTTTTCCACTTCATGCCCTTGGGATGTGAAGCTGATTGAAAAAACCAGATTGGATACTTTGCGCGAAGCCCACCTTGCGGTCAGCAAGGCTCGAACTGAGGTGATCCACTCTGGCGTCGTCGCATATGTGCAGGGAGTCGCGAAGGGACATAGCCGTTCCGAAGACGCCATCGCCGCTTTGATCCAACAGTCCAGCTAACCCCCGGAGGCACCATGCCAAACCATATTGTGAACGAAATCCGCCTCCACGGCGTCGAGGCGGCAAAGGTTCGCGCCATCGCATCTGGCCCGGAGCGCGTGATCGACTTTGAGAAGCTGCTGCCCCTGCCGTTGAACTTCTGGCCCGGCAGTGTGTCGATGGCCCACAAGCAGGCTTTCCCCGGAACCCATCTCGATGCAGCGACGGAAACGTGGGGGACGAAGTGGAACGCCTACGCGTTGACCGAAGACAGCTTGCGGGAAGATGGGACAGACACGATCCTGACCTTTGAAACCGCATGGGCACCGCCACGGGGATGGGTTGTGGCCGTTTTCAGCACGCTGGAATGCGACATCACCCACCACTGGCAGGACGAAGGCAGCGATGATGTGTATCGCGAACGCTACACGTTCACCGGTGACAACAGCATGTTTTTCCCAAAGTGGGAGACGGATGTTGTCGAACAAGGAAGCGACGATCACCGCCGCCTCTACAAACTGCAATGGGGTGTTGAAACCCCCGCCGAACTCGCAGAGTCCAACTAACCCCGGAGGCACCTATGAAGCCCACGACCGCCCCCCCGCTTGATGCAACGCGCATACCGCGCCCCCTCCGTGAATGGCACGAAGATCACGGCGACGTGCTCTGGTGGTGCTGGGGATGGGATGGCGAACGCTGGCTGGATGAGCCGCCCTATGTCGGCTCGCCGCTAGACTGCGGGCAAACCGTCGAACTCCACACGCACCGCGAAACAGGTGAAGCGCCCGCCGCCCGCATCTTCGTAGGCGGCTGGCCCGGATACCATACGCACTGGACGCCGCTGCCCTCGCAGCCCTACGCGCCCAACCAGACCAACTAACCCCGGAGGACATATGACCCAGCTAAACTTGATGGACGTGCAGCAGGCCGCGAGCGCCGCTCTTGCGGCCCATGAAAAATTCATGGGGGGCCAGCCGATCACGGCAGAGGAAAATGCCATCGCTGATGCCGTGATGAAGGCAGGCTGCTACGCCGTTGCTGCCTATGAAGCGCACGTTCCTAAATCGGGCAGCGAATACAGCACTTTGCTCTGGGCATTCCTGACAGCCCTGATCGACCCGCTATCCAAAGACCTCGATGCGCTGCGAGAAGACCCCGCCGCCGGTGAGGTTGCACGCGCTTCGCGCAACCAGTCCTAAAATCCCCCATGCATACATGGAGAAGACGATGTTTGACGTGATCGAAGTGGACATTGTGACCCGCAAGGTTCGCATGATGGGTCAAGATAAGACCGAGAAGAACGCCGAAGCGATTGAACGGATGGCTCTAATGCGGCGCGGGACGGATGATAACTTTTTCACCACTGTCCCGGCAGGTCTTTATCAGGACGGCGACACCTACAACGCCTAGGAGGCATATATGCGCTATCTTGCAATCACCATCACGCCGTTCATTTGGCACTGGCCGCACATTGACCGGGACTTGAGCGCGGATCATGTGATCCGCTTCGGGCCATTCAATCTTTCAGGCATTCTATCAGACTGACACCCCCCCCTAGCGCAGAAGGAGAGAGACATGCTCGGAACGAAACTCCCCACATGCCCAAAATGCGGCGCGGGCGCGACCTATGGCCCCGGCAGGGAGGTTATATGCCCTCGCACTAAACAGGGTCTTTGCGATGGACCGATAAAGCCCACAGGAGCCACCCCATGACAGCACCGGAACGGATATGGATAGATAACGAACGGTATGAACAACGCTGGCATATCGGGAAGCCGCCTACGTCAGACCGTTACGCGCATGTGCACGGGGAATACGTCCACGAACGCCTCTACACCGCCCAGCAGGAGACAATAGCGGCGCTGGTGGAGGTGCTGACCAAGCTGGAACGCATTTGCGTCAATCGCCAGCCTGACAAGGTAGCTGACGGGGTGCAGATATGCCGCGCCGCCCTCGCACGAGCAAAGGAGCAAGCATGACGCTTATCATTGACCTGAAACGCGCCCTACGCGAACCAGAGTACCGCGCCGAACTATCTGAGGAATTGGAGGGCGGCGTTACTGAGATGGTTATGGAGGAATCCGCAGACCGCATAGACGCGCTAGAGAAGGCGCTGCAACGTGTCGAGTGGGAGGGAGATGAGCATTCGCAGCAGATTGCCCGCGCCGCGCTTGGGGAGGGAGATTGATGGCGATACGTGTCCGCATGAACGGGCGTATGTTCTGCGCTGCTATGACTGAACCGATGCCGGGCGACACATACATTGACGATACGCTGCATCATGAACTTTGCGCCGTTCATCGCGTGATCGTATCGGAACCCGCAGATTTACACGCGAAAAGCGCCGAATGGTGGTGGCGAAACGCAGTCCCGGCAGGCACCGTTATTGATCCGCATTTTATTGGAGAAGATAGGTAATGGCATATATGCGCTGCCTATTCATAGGTGCTATGGCCGCATCATGCTGGATAGCGATTAACAGCCCTATCCCCCTGTAACCGCCAATAACAGCCTAATTCCAAAAGCCGTGATTGAGCGTCAACAGCCGCCCGCCGCCCTTGCGATAGGCAACGCCGATCATCTCGGACGGGCTGTTATACAGGTTTTCCCGCGCATGGCGTCCGAGAGGGGCAATCGCCCGCACCTGATTGAACGTCATGCCCGTTTCATCCATCGCCCGCTCTTTCAGGCGGTGAAGGTGGCCGACCCACAACTCGCGGAAAACGGCGCCGGCCCATAGCTGGGGATAGGCCGTGGCGAAGGCCAAGACAAATTCGGTCGGGTTCTTTTTCAGGTCGCCGTGATGGCTGGCGATGAAGTTGCCCTCCCAAGCATGGGCAAACACGTCGATGCCATCGGTCTCAATCGTTACCCGCGCTTCATTGCGATACCGCTGCTTTAGCGCCGCTCTAAGGATACGCGCGGTCTGCGGGTCATGGTTCCCCCGCAGCGACTTGTAAATCACATGGTCGGAGCGTTCTAGCGCCTGCTCAATGCGCCACGCTTCCACCTCTGTCGCAACGTCTGTGGTGTCGTCATACTCAGCGTCTACCGCCAGCGGGTGCTTGCTCTGCGGTGTCAGGTTTGACGGGTCATTCTGCTCAGTGAAGTCGCCGTTGTTTACGATGATAGTGCACTCAGCCGGGGGAAGCCGCTCCAGCAGGTCAGACGTGCCGGATTTAAGCCGATCCACGCAGTCTGCGGTGCCGTAGTCACCCACGCGCATTGAAAGGTGCACGTCACTGGTGGGGATGAAATTGCGCACGTCTGAGCGCGTCTGTAGGGGGCGTTTGATAGCAGGGGCGGGGCGTATGTTGTCCAGCCTATCCGCGATGCGTTCTAGCACGTCCTCCGGCTCGTCGTCGGTCTTGGGCTTTAGCTGGACGCTGTAGCTGATCCCGTCCTCGGATTTGGTCTTAATCCAAGCGAGGTTTGGCACCATCTTTGTGCCTGCCGCTTCCATGCTGTCGCGTATGGCGGGGTCAACGTCTAGCCCCCTCGCCTTTCCGATCATCACCCGATGCCGGAACGTGTTGATATTCACGCCAAGCGCCGCAGCCGCCGCCGTGTTGCTGTTGTGATGCTCTGCCTTGGCTTGGATCGCTTCAAGGCATTGCGCGTCTGTGAGGGGCGGCGTAGGCACTCAGGAAGCCTCACCCGTCTTGCGGCGCAGGTTGTCAACGCCCTCAAGATACCCGTCCACCGATACACGGACGCAAAACACGTTGTATTTCATGCGGGGGTTAGTCACCCGCTCATTGAGGAACTTGGTCATGCCTGCGCGGGTCTTTTCGCACTCAGCAAGGGTGGCGTAGGTTCTCGGCTCATAGCCGTCGATAACGTGCGGAGACAGGTCCGCTGGCGTTGTGAATAACGCCACCAGTACAAACCAGTGCATGGCAGTTTCCTTTTGAGGGGAGGCCGCTTATTCCAGCGGCAGGGGGTGGATCAGGGGGGCGGTTAGCTGCCCCGATCAAGCAAAATGCGGGTGTCTAGGTGGATCGCCTCGGTCCTGCGGTCCACGTCAGCCATGTGCACCTCAATCTCAGCCAGCCGCGCGGCAATCTGCCGGACCTCTGCTAAGACGTACTCCGTCCGATCAGGCGGCGGCGCGGCATGGCCCACCTCAACGGGGGATTTCTTCGCGCCTTTGCGAACCGCTAGAACCGCGCTGACGATCCCAGCGAAAAGGCCCGCGATACCTGCCCATGCTTCCGGCTCAATGCTGTTTATAAAATGAAGCATCAGCAGCAGACCTATACGCAGCAAGAACATCGAAGGCGGCTAGCGCTAGATAAGAGCCAGCGCCAGTTGTGAGGGCGGCAGATTGCCCACTGAGCGCAGGTACTGCAAAGAGGACGGCAAGGCCCGCGAACAGGCCCGCGCCGAGAACGGCACCAACGCAGCGCAGGATGGGGGAGCGCCGCCAGTTGCCGTTGATAAATAGCCCCGCCATTCGCATGATCGCTATGACGGTCAGAGGCACGGCTAAGGCCACCTCATCAATGCCAAGCTGGCGGAATGCGGCGAATGCAACGCTGGTGGCAAGGGTATCGCCGGGGAGCGCCAGCGTCAGGGCAAAGATCAGGATGATAATGCTATTTTGCCATTCCATCCCGCGCCCATGTTGGAGAAACGTGTCAGCCATGCGGGTCATTTCAGCCATCCCTTGCGGCATCCGGCCTCATGGCCCAGCACAACGTCTGTACCCGGCTCGCCTACCGCGTCTGGCGTCTCTGGGTGCTGCTCAAGCCCCGCCCGCAACCCCTGAATAGAGCGCGTGTATTTCTCGCCACAAAATGCGGCGTCACTCACACCCGCGCAGCCTGACAGTCCAATGAGCGTCAGCGCAATTATCAATCGCATCTGAAATATCCTTCTCGCGTTCAATTTGGGTTTCACGGTTGCTGTTGCGGGCATCCTTGCCGCCGAGCCAATACGCCGCGAAAACGACAGCGCAGAGGGCCACCACCACGACAATAACGCGGGTCACGTCTTGCCCCCTCGCGCCTTGGCAATGCGGGATGCAATGAAGGTGCCTGCGAAGGTCAGACCGCCGCCGATGATTGTGGCGAGGTCGTCTAAGTTGACGGTCAAGGTGCCTGCGCCTTCGTCAAAGGACGCCCAGCCCATGCCAGCGATGAACGCGGAAAGCGCGTAGAGGATCATGCGGATTGCGAGTGCCATGTTATTTCCTTCCAAAGAGGGATTGGATCGCTGCGACGATTGCGGCCCACAGAGAGGGCTTGCCGGGGATTTCGGTTGCCGGGGGCGCGGTGGGGGCCGCAGGGGTCAGGAAAAGTTCACGCTCTGCCTCACGGCGGCGCACCAATCCGCGCAAAACCTTACCGCCCGCCTTGCTCCACATCAGGATCGCATCAGCCGCGCCATGCTTGTCGCCTGCATTGAACTTGCGCAGGGCGGTGGAGCGCTTGAACGCAGAAGGCCCAATGTTGTAAGCTAGGGAAACAAACGCGCCGAACTCGTTTTCATTGATAGGCGCGGTAATCGCCGGACGGATATCAGCGGCGAATTTCTCAACGCCACGGCGCAAAAACTCGGTCGCCTGTGCCTCGCTGATCTTCATTCCCGGCTTGGGGTCGATACCAACGCCAGCGCGGCCCGTTGTGCCGTAGCCAATCGTCCATGGATCGCCCCCTGTCGCGGGGTCTGGGTATGCTTCCGCGCGAAAGCCCTCGAACCTCTTGATGAGGTCGAGCGTTGCTCGGTTTACTGTCATATGTCACCTGTTATTTAGGAAAGCGCCGCTCATAGCTGCTGCGGCAGTGGGGCCAATCATCGCGCCGAAAGAACCCGTCGAAGATAAGCACCCACACCCACCACAAGCCCCGGTCACGACGCCACCACGCATAAGCGCAGAGCGTCATGTCCCAGCCCGTCAGCCAGCGGCAGAGGCGGCGGCTAACGGCTTCACATAGGGGGAGCATTAGGCGAAGATGGAGGGGAAACGCTCCGCCGCCGCGCCCGTCAGCGAATTCAACGTGCTTGCATCAGTCCCGCCAACATACTCATTCACGACAAAAAGCTGCGCGATTGAGGAATTGTCACCATCCAGAGCCAAGGCGGGCGTTGAAAGCGGGTCGTAAGTGGAGAACATCGTTAGGCGGCTATCAGTCAGGCCCAAGCTGTTGACGAATGTGTTGCCCAAAGTCCCATCCACCCAGACCTTTAATGTCGTTGCAGAAATATCGTAGGAGACAACAATATGGTGCCAATCTGCCGTAGTAGCGGGTGCATCACCAATGACAGTAACAGTGCCGGAGCTATTGAATTTTTGCAACCGCACAAGATCGCCAGTGCGGAGGGCGATACCGAAGGCCCCGCCGTTACTCCCGGCAATCCCCGCGATACCGCCGCTCGTATTTGTTGAAGCCTTACCGACAAACGAGATCGTCCAGTCACCTGTCCGATTCACGATCCCGCTGTCCGTATAAAGCCCGCCAACCGGGTCGGAAGATTTCGCCTTGTAATGCGGCGCATCATCGGGGCCACCACCCTCAACGAAGCTAGGGAACACCCCTGCCACAGTTGGCCCTGCATAAGATGGCACGTCGCTTACACCCGCCTTGGTATTCGCGACCCCGCCAGACTCAATGGCATTGAGCCACGGCGCTGCCATAAATGAGGTATTGCTGTTCAGCAGAAGCGCCCGCTCTGAGGGCGTCAGCACCTTATCCCCCGCCCCAGAGAACGCCGCGTCTGCAATTACATTTACAAGTGTTTTGGTTGCCATTTTCCGGTTTCCTTAGATGTCCATTGTGAAGGGGAGAAGCCAATCATTCGAGGCAACTGCAGAGCCTGCGAGGGCGTGAGTAACAGTGCCGCGCAGGTTGCCCCGCGCCCCGTTTGTGTTATCGCCAGAATACGCGCCGGACCCGCTCTCGACAGCGTATCCCACCCGCGTTGCGCCGACGCTTGCGGCAGATGCCAGGGTCAGCGTGATAGATTTGCCCAAGGTAGATACAGCAGTCACCGCAATATCACCTGACGGCGTTTCGACGCTGAACCCCTTCGAGGCACCAACGTCCGAAACAATATCGAATGTAGTATCTATTTCGATGTTTCCGCCAAATGGAACTGCGCAATCCAGCCGGATAGAGGTGCTTGAAAGCCACTTGTGAGAGATGACTTGAACAGGCTGAAACCCCGTTCCGTAATAGCTGGCCAACGCGGCGCGTCCCATCATTTCACCAAGGCGTCGATAGCCCGTCACGGTCGGGTGATTCCCGTTGGGGTTTGCCGTAGGTTCAATTTCGACAGCGTAGGTGGGCGCGGCCACGACAAACAGGTGCGGGGCGCGGCGGGCGGCTTCTTGACACGCAGCCTGCCAAGGCGTCATGCGCAACGACCCGCTGTAATAGCTGGCACTTGTGCAGTGCAAAACCGCTACGCATTGCCTTTCTTGACCGTATATGATCTCGGCCATCTCCTGATGGTCTTGCCGCCATCGCATGATGTGACCAACCGTTTGCTCAACTGTTGCATTCTGTGCCGCATCCGCCTCTCCTTCGTGCATGTGTAAAACAGACAAAACAGGCTTGAGGTTTTCCAGTTGCGCGAAATAACTAACCTCTCGGAAAATGCGCAGGCTTTCTCGCCATCTGCTAGAACCGCGCATAAGTTCAAAATAGGGTTTGCCCCCAAAGGCCGAGACTGTTGCGACCATTTTGGGCGACGACCCAAGGGCGGATTCCAGAGCGCCGACCATATAGTTCACCGCAGACAGCACCGGAGGCTCATAGCCGGAACTGGCGACAAGATCACCGAACCCCTCAGCAGGCTGCCCTAGAGGCATAACGCCCGGTGACAGCATAAGGGCGACACCAGAATGCAACGCCGTTGTGGAATATTCTGTAGCCACCGAACCCTGCGTGAAACTCTGCCCGATAGCATGGTTGTGGTGTATCTCACGCTGAACCACCGCCGCGAGGCTTGGGTCGGTCGTGTAATTAGTACCCGTGTTCAGAACGTAATAAGGCGCCCCCCCTGTCCCGGTGCGCCCCCCCGCATCCATTTTGACTTCCCGGCCTGCTAATTTAGTTGTGAATACCTTTAGGCTTTCGACCTTCACCCGCCGTCCTGCATAGTCAACTTTTACGGTTTCTGTCTGTAGAGACGCCCACACGAAAAGGCTTTTTGTATAGTCTATCGCCTGCTGTTGTGCATTGCTGACTGGCTTGTCCGCGTCGGACGTGTTGTCGGCATTTCCGAGACCGATCTGAACCTTTGTAACGCCGTGGGGGTTGGCAGAATTATTGACGTGCAGCGTGAAAGCCTCCTCCTGCGCATCCAGATCATCTATGATGGCTTGCAGCGCAGAAGGATCACCCAGCGTCTGCGCCACTTGGATCAGGAGCGTCCGCAAGTCGCGCTTGGTAATTGGCTTGCGGGAGGTGGAACGGTCGCCAACAGGCAGATCACCAACGCCCCCCTGCCCGTCTCCGGTGTAGCCCTCAAAATCCCGCAAGATGCGGTTTACATCGTCAACAAATGGCATCAGTTGCCCCCATGCAGAAAAGCCCGCCAAGGCGAGCAAAGTTTAGGAATTTGTGTTGTTTTAGGTTGTGGTGATGTTGGCAGGCCCAGCCGGGGAGCCTTCGACGCCCGACACGTTGGCCGCTGCGACCCAATAGTTGTATTCAGTTGCCGCCGTGATTGTGTCGTCGGAGAACTCAGAGATTTGCCCCGATACGCCGCCAGTTGTGCCGACTAGGGCCGCGTCACCGAATACAGCCGTTTCGCTGCGATAGATGCGCAACTCATGGAATGAGCCAGTCGGGTTGCGCCAGTTTAGGTTGACGCGCCCGGTGCCGTTGGATGCGAACAACTCAGAAGGTGCGTCCGGTGCCGTGGCGTCGATCTGCACCGTGATAGTGCCGAGGTTTTCCCACTCATCCGGCTCATAGAAAACGCCATCAAAGCGAGCTTGCGCGTTATAGTCTCGTCCGTCCTCGACCGCGCCGGATTGCGCCGTGTATCCGGTCGCCTGCATATCGATCCATGGGCCATAGACGGTTTCTGGGATGCCCTCGCTGCCGCCATCATCATAGGTCGATGTGCGGTATTGCGCCTCAACCACGATATCGTTGCGGCCTGCGATTGGCACGGCGTCCACCTCAAGAACCGCGATGCGATTGCCTGCCGATGCCTGCACCACTCGCTGAGAGAACACCGCCGAGATTTCCGGCGCTTCGCTATTGCCCGATGCGGGCAGCGGCGTAGGCGGGTCGCCCGCTTCTTCTGGAGTCCATTCACCAGATGCCCGATCCACCTTTGCAAGATCAATCCGGCACTGCAATTCAATCGGGTCAAATTCGTGGTCTAGCACCTCGTATTCGCCTTGGATCACTCGCCCCGAACCGTCCTCCGGCTGGTAGTCCAGCAGGATCGTGTGACGCTGCGCATGTTCACGCGGGAAACGTGCCTTTAGCCCGACAAGGTTGGTGATGATGGATACCTTGGCCCGGTTGTCGTCGTGAAACTGCTCCTTAGCCAAACGCCGCGCCTGCGCACGGTTTGGACACATCGACAGTTCGTATTCCTTGACGATTTCGCCTTCAATTGCCAGCCGCGTATCGTCGCGCCACGGATCAACCTCCGTGACCGTGTATTTCTGCGAAGCATCCATGTGCAGCACCCGCAGGACGTTGTAGCCCTCGCGCTCACTGATTGCCTCGCTGGTCTGAATTTCCTTAATGTCCTTTGCCGTGATTGTGCAGGCAGGGGTGCCGAAGCTGCCGCCGATCAGGCCAATGCGCCCGTCCTGCATCTCATAGGCGCGGATACCGGAACTTGCGTGCATCCGGTCCAGCACGTCCGACGGTGGCTCATCGAGCGTCCAGTAGCCCCAAAGGCGCAGGCGTGGCGCGGTGCCGCCTTCAAGCTGCGGCACGGCTTCATCGGACACGTCCGCCATCGCCGAGACGCTATCCCAATTGATATCTGCCGGGTCGATCTTGAACCCGTCCTCATGGGTGAGGAAATGCGACTGTACCAGCGCGGCGTTATCGGCATATGCGGTAGAAACATCTCGTGGGTCATAGACCGCCTGCCCGTGGATCACCCATTGCAGCGTCGTATTGTAGGACTTGGGGAACACCTTGGAAAAGTCATTGCCCTTCGGCGCTTTCATCTGCGCGAGGAACGTGGCCTGATTGGTCAGCTTCCGGTCGGCATCCCATGTGGTGAACTCTGCAATAAGGTCAGCATAATCACCTCCAAGCGTAGAGCCGTCGCGGGTCTGCACGTTGACATATTCCGACAGCTTGCCCGCCTCCACGTCGCCGCTTGCGTCCAGCGTGACCGCCTCACTGTCTACCCAGCACTCCTCAAAGCTGGTGATTTCGCCGTGCGATACCATGACAAGCTGGTAAAGCACCCCGTCTTTCACCTCGAAGAACGCGCGAATGCCGCCCGCGAGGTTTTCACCGACATAGATGCGGCGCGGGGCCGATGCCTGACTGATAACCGCTTGGATTTCGCTCTGCGGGATACTCACGCTTGGGGCCAATGCGCGGGAAATGGCGCTCAGGGCCAGCGAAACAGCCGCGTTTGCCACGGCCACCCCGATAGACGTAGCGGTTGCGATAGAGAAGCCCGCCGCCGCTGCCAGATAGCCGCCCGCGTAGGCGATAGCGTTTACCGCAATCCCAATAGCTGTGAAAATTGCCATTAGTCTACCTTTTTAACCATCTGGACCTCGGCCACCGTGTAGCCGCGCCGCTCAAGGATGCGCTGCGCTGCGCCGCCTGCCGCACTCATCTTGATTAGGGTCGCGCCCTGTTCTGCGGCCCATGTCTCGAAAGCCCGCAAGAGCCGCAGGCCGCTGCGGTCAGAGGCAAACCAGCCCAGCTCGAAGGCCACTGGCGCGGGACTGATAACCGTCTGCATGATCCGTCCCGCGATGAATCCGCCAGCGGATACGAAAACCACGCCCTGAGGGTTGCGCAGCAGGCCCATCAGCGTTTCACCGGCTTGCAGGCGGCAAACGCGCTGAGGTCCTCGCACGGATGCCGCAAGCGCTTCCGTCATGTCTATAAGGGCGGGAATATCCGCCTCGGTCGCCGGACGGGTTCGCGAATCGCTCATAGCGTGCAATCCTCTCGGGATTGTATTGATGGAGATTGCAATGAAATTGACGCTTGAAGGGCTAGGCCCTGACATTTCCGTAGAGATGGATCACGTCGAACCCGGACTAAGGCGGGCAAAGTTCGACCTCATGACCGAGAACGGGATTCATGAGGGGGCAGGATCAGCTTCGATATCGGTGATCATTTCCCTCGCAGATACTGTTGATCTGCAATCTGCCGAGAAAGACGCTCGAAGAGCCGTTGCTCGATTTTTGCGAAAAGCAGCCGATACGCTAGACGACGAATGAACATTTCCTGATCTCCTTTAAGGTGTGGTTGAGTTAACTACCGGGAACCCATGTGATGGCTTTGTCTTTTAGGCCCGCGATGAACGCCATGCCGGTATCGCCAGGGAACCGCGCCCGCTGGTCTGCATCCGTCCAGCGTCCGAAAGGTGGCTTGCCCTGCCGAGATAGCCGCCCGTAGGCTTCCAGTTCGATCACCCGGCTATCTGCGGAGGACGTGCTGCGCATGTCGCGCATCTTGCCTTGGAACATGCTGATAGGGTCGCCAATGAGCCGCCCTTGGTGTTCCCCGTCCCGCTCAACCGTGCTGAAAAGCTGGTAGAACAACTGGCAGCGGCGGTTGTTTACTTCGGTCGCCTGATTATCGCACCGCGCCACCATTTCCGGCGATGCTGCGGGGATTTCAAACCGCACCATGCCCGCACTCATGCCGTATGTGAGGCTCATAGCCCCGATCTTGATAACGTCGCCCGTGCCTTGATACTCAACCCCGCCCGCTGTCAGCGGCCCATAGCCCAGCCACCAGTTTTGCGGGTTGGTGGCGAAGTCCATCTGGCAGAGGATCGTGCAGGCCACATCACCGCGCCGTAGGTCTTCGTCGGGAATGTCGTGGATGCTCATGTGTAACCTCGGCAACGCGAAAGACCCCGCTGAACGGGGCATTTTCTAGGTAGATTGTTAGTGCTTGGTTTAGTTGGCTTTGGGCCTCAGTTGGCGGCTGACGGCGGTATCTCTTAGTTCATTATAAACATCTTTCGTGACCCAAACCCCAAAGCACTTTACAGGTTCTTGTCGCGTTTCACCGCAAAACTTAGATAACTCTTCTAAGGAAGATTGCCCAAAGTTCACCATGCGCATCCATCTTGGCTCTGATGGACGAGGCTCCATGACTTTCATTTTGGGCGCAACTTCGGCTGGCAAAATTTCTATACAATATAGATAAAATTCTTGGCAAGCCTCTCGTATGGTTGCGTCTGTCCAACCCCCACGGGCATCTAGAAAGCCTTCATTTACGAGCCTTCCGGCTAGCCGATTTGAGATTAATTTATTTGATTTAGTCATTTCCGTCTCCCAACGGCCCACTTGGTTAAGCGCGGCAGGCCGGGTGGATAACCGGCTTTTCGGGTGCGACCCTATCCGCGCAATTAGTATGACAGAAAACCCCACGCCATGGAAGATTAGAATGCCTCGATGAACGAGATAGAGCCGGGGCGCACCGGAGATGGCCCCCGAAAGCCGCCCACCTGATCACCAGTCTCCATGCGGCACTTGAGGCGCAGTTGATCGACCACGACCAATTCGCCCGCGTCATAGCCGCCTCGGATGTTCGGCATCACAGAAACGCGGATTGCGGTTTCGCTTTCGTCTATCGCGCTGACGTTTGTGACTTGGTAGAAACGATCCCCAAGCGTGATGTAATGCCCCGGCCAAAGCTGAGACAACGCGGGCTTATCCACGTCGATGTAGCTGTCCCGGTGCGATGCCGCCGTGCGTAAAGTGAAACCGTCAAACGGGTCATTGGCCCAGCCTACATGGTCAAAGGTCCACTCAGGCGCAGAGCCATTCGGCGCGAGCATCCTTCCATTGGCGTCATTCGGTCGCCACTGAACGCAGATAGGTACAACACAGGTTGCCCCTGCCGCTTCCATCTGTGTGACAAAGGACGATAGAGCAAGGTGGCCCTGCATACCCACCGCTGCGAGGTCCATCTCCAGCTTCCACATGCCATTGAGTGTGGGGGTAGCAAAGCTCTCACCGTCGATATTAGTAAACGGGGAAAGCCGAAGCCCGCTGAGTTTCGGCTCGGTTGATTGCACCTTAACCGGATATGGAAACGCAACCTGCATCAGCGGCCACCTCTGAGATATTTATTGTCCGACTGCGCGCGGGTGTTTTCTTGGATGCCCGCGCGCACCACCTCAACAGAAACGTCTGTAGATATGGTGCTGACACGGGACGCGAACATCGGCCCCTCTTCGATGATTACACGCAGTACGCCGCCCGCCCCGGCACTCTGGCCGTTTGGAATGACCCGCTCGCCGCGCTCTAAGATCGCAGGCACCTCGTTAGGCCGAAGCCCTGCAATGCCGCCGTTGTGATATCGTGGAGCGCCTTTGAATACTGCCGGTGATACAGAGCGCCCGTGGCCGTAGCCGTCTTTGCCCGCCGTGCCGCCGCTGTGGAGAATGCCGGGGATGATAGCGCCGCCGAGCAACCCGCCCTTACCCCCTCCGCCAAGCCAGCCTGTACCTGTTCCGCTGGCGAATGGCCCCTCGTTGAACAGCATCGCTTGCAAGGCAGCTTTCGCCAGAGACTTCGCAAGGTTTTCCAGAACGCCCGCAAGGCTTTCGCCCTCCACAATGGCGTCAATGAACCCATCTTTCAGGTCTTGCTGAACACCCTCAAAGAAAGACGCGCGCTCCTGTGCCTGCTGATATTTCTCAGTCAGGGTGCCAATGCTTGCCGCTTGTCGGTCGATCTGCTCACGCAGCGTCTCGCCAGTTGCAGCTTGTCGCGCATCAAGGTTCAGACCGCGCTCTTTGGCCTCATCAAGCAGCTTGTACTTGGCAGTCAGCCCCGCAATTTCGGATTGCGTCATGCCGATCATCTCAATCTGACGCTCGATGTTCACCAGATCTTTATCAGACGCCTCGAATAGTCCCGGTTCTTCCCGCTTTGATCGCCCCTTTGTCCCGCCGCTTTTCGTTTTGGACGATTTAGCCGTCGCCTTAGCCGCATCTGATTGAGCTTTTCGCCACTTAATGACCGCCTGCCGGTATTCCTCCGCTGTTTTAGCCGATTCAATTGCGATATCCCGGTTCTTTGCGTAAATTTCGCGGCTCGAAGGGTCCGCCCCGCTTGCAAGCGGGGTTGCATCAACCTGAGCCGCTGCGATGGCACCCGCGCGGCCCACCGGATCGTCCCTATAGTCATATTCAATCTTGGCGCGCGCAACGTCTGAAATTCCCTGTGCGGCTAGGTTGATCGCATTGCTCACCGCACGGCCTAACTCATCCGCCAGTCGCCCTGCTTGGCTTGCCGCGCCGCTGATTGAACCTGCTGCCCCATCCATGCCGCCTTGAAGTGACCGCGCCTCAAGCCCCGCCTCTGCGATCTTTTCGGCCAGAGCCTTAGCTCCACCCTCCATTTCAGAGATTGGGCCAAGTGCTTCCTCAAGCGCCGCGAGAACGTCTTGAGCAGCAGAGGCGACCTCTTTCGGCCCCCTAGCCTGACCAAGGGCCTCAAGGGCAGATGCAACTGACCGCGCCTGATCTTCGCTTAGACCCAACTCAGAACGCATGGCTTTAAGCGTTTCATTCAGGTTGGTGACGCCCTGCATCTGCTGCAAGCCGCCAAGCGCCTTATCTTCAAACGTACCAAACTGCCGTGACAGTGCGCGAGTGGTGTCCTCAAGCTCTGTGAGTGCCGTACTTTGGCTGATATCCCGAAGTGCTTGCAGAAACTCTCGCGCAGCCCCCGTCGCGGTCCCGTATTTCTCCGCAATGTCAGCGGTCGGCACAGCAGCACTCTCAACCGCCGACCGATAATCTTGAACGGAGGTCCGTAGAACATCAATCTTATCGTTGAGGCTTTCTGCTTCCTCACCAGTCAAAAACAGGGCGGATGTCAAAGGCACCGCCACAGCCACCACAGCACCCAACACAGCACCAAGGACGCCAAAGCCGCCAAGCAACTGCGGCAACTGCTGACCAAGGGCAACGCTCGCAGCCGTGCCAGCCCCGACCTGTACCGCGAAGTCACCCACCTGATAAGCCACGTTCTGGATGCCGCCCCCCATGCCGCGCGTAGCCCCAGCAAGCCGCTGCGCACCCGCAGTCGCACGCGTGTATTCGGCATTCAGTCGTTCAAGGGCCGCGTCATACTGCTGAGTGTTAAGCGCCCCCAGTTTCTGTGCGCGATTAAGGTCCGCCAGTTCAGCCTCATAACGCTTAGATGCCGCGAAAAGAGGGTCATACTTCGACCGCAAGCGGTCCATCTCCCTCCCAATCGTCGCCGCGCTGGCCTCAGCAGTCTTCGCCATCTTGGCGTTGCTGTAAGAGAACTGCTTTTCGATTTGTGTAGCGCTATCAGAACCCACCTTGCGCGCGCGCGCCATCTGCTTTTCAAACTTGGCAAGAGACGCCTCAAGGCGCAGCATCAAGGCGGTTTCGACTTCAGCCATTATTTCAGCGCCTCCGGTTCGTATTTGGCAAGGATCGCATCGAACTCTTCCTCGGTTGGAGGTTCGGCCTTCTTGCTCCCGGCATTGAAGCCGCGCACCATGTTGATGAAGTCGGAATAGGTCATTTCGCGCAGGTCATTTGGCGACATGTTGAACTCGCGGCAAATTTGGCTGACCTCGGAAAACCGCATCGGCTCAGGCTCTGCGCCGCCACTGGATGTGTCGTCTTCCTCAACGCCTGCCATAAGCGCGATAAGGATATCTCCCGCCAACGCAGCGTTGTCGTGCCACGGCTGATGGTCGAAGTGCTTTTCCATTAGCTGCTTGGCTGCAACCTTATTCTCGCCGCCGCCGATCAGCGCAATTCGGATTGTATGCCAGATGTCCTCAGCACGGAATCTGCCCGAAGATACGCGCAAAAATATCGCGCCAATAGCATCCTTTCCGCAGGCTTCCTCAAGATCGAGAACCCCGCCGAAAGTGAGCCGGAAAAGACGATCCTTCCCGGCCCATTCTGTAACCACCTCAGCCATTAGGTGGCGTCGGTCCAAGTGCGCTGACCCGCACCGGAAATGGTTGCGCTAAATGTTACCTTGCCGCTTGTCTCCTTGCCCAACTCAAGGCCACCCAGATAAGCAGGCAGCGTCCAGAACCCACCGTTATCAACGGCAGATTCATCCAGCAGAATTTTAATGTTCTTTTCAGTGCCGCCATCTGCCCACTCGCGCCATGTGGGCCAAGCCTCAGTTGTCACCATGCCGCTGATAGTGACGCTGGTGTCTTGGCTCTCAAGGTGCCGCACGATAACCGCCGGGATGTCCAACGGGTCGTCACAATCCAGCACAGTGTTTTCGCCAAGGTTGTTCGTCAGCGTGATGCCAAAGGTGTTTGCGCCGCATGTATGCGCGAAGGTTTCAGGGCTACCCCCGTCGCCGAGTTGCACAATAAGACGTGTAGTCTGCTTTCCCGTCGCCATAGTTATTTCTCCTTCTGGGTTGACGGTTTCTTGCCGCCGATAACTTCGGCAACGCCACGGGCCACAAGCGCATCTGCTGTCGCTTGCGGAACCGATGCTTCTGAGCCAGCCTTGAATGATTGGCTTTTGCTCGAACTGATGCGATGATGCGCATCTTGTTTGAGTTTGATTTTCATGGAGGTTTCCTTGTGACGCCTACAATTAAGTTTCTGATTGGGTCTGCTTGCGCGGCCCTAATTGCAGCCGCTGCATACTTGTCCCTGTCCGAGCATCAGGAAAACCAACGGCAAGCGCAGGCGCGACAAGCAGTGGCTGATTCAGTGGACGCCCGAAGGAAGAAGAAAAATCTGGATGAGTGCCGAGAGGTCGTCACGGCTTGGGATGACGGCAGCAAAGGCCCAGCCATCAAGAAATACGGGACAGGGGCTAAGGAGGGCATATATTTCTGCCGCGCCTTAATAGACCTTTCTAAGCCTAGGAACCCTTGATTGCCTTGTTGATATTGCGAGTAAGTCTAGACTTTACCCGCCGTCTTCGTGTCCTCCAGACCGGATAAAAGAAAGGGTTGGCAGGCATGTTCTTAGTGCCGAACTCTTGGAATCGAGCATAGAATGCGTCCCCGCCGCCCGCATAGATCGTGATGCGCAGGGTTGAATATTCCTTGCCCCCCACTGTGCCGACTACCATTGAACCTTCTGGCGCATCACCCCACGTCCAGTTTATGGAATCTCGCAATGTGCCGCCGTTGACGTCACGAACCGGCGCGACCCGCTTCATATCGCTTACGATCTCTTCTGCGTTCTGCTCCAAGGTGTCTAGCGCGGCCTGACGAACCTTATCCGGGATCGCGGCCCACCTTCGGTTGAAGTCTGCCAACCCTTGGGCCATTAGGCATCCTCCATGTTGGCGGTCACGGTTACAATGCCATGACCGGTGATGCCGTCGCTATCCCGAAGAACACGAACCGCCTCTACATTCATTGTAATTAGCGCGCTATCGCCTGCGTCAGCCTCGTACCCGTGCAGCGCCTTCTTAACCGCGTCCGCAATCTCCTTTGCAGGCCGAAGCCGCCCGTGGTCCACCGCCCAGCAGTCAAGCTGGATTGTCTCATACCGCCCGTCGATACACTCCATATCATCAGGGCTGTAATCAGATGGACCAAATGTAATGCAGGGGTAATCTGCGCCCGCTGGCATTCGGTCGAAGATGCGATCTCCCACGAGTGCGTGAACGCCGGTATCCGCCACAAGGCGCTGATAGATGAGGGTTTGTAGGTCAATCGACGTACTCACACTGTCACCCCGCTTTCACACGTCAACTCGATATAACGCCGATCATCTGTAGGGATCGCTGTACGGATATTGTAGATTGTGCCGCTACGCGCATCGCGCATTCGCCATTCTGGGTTGATGGTGCGCGTCTCATCGTTTGCCCAGATAGTCACAACAACGGGCTGCTTGCCCTGCAATCTTGCCGCGACCACAGCTTCACTGCCCCGCAGAAACCGATAATGCGCCCGCGATGTGAATTGCTCGACCCAATCTAGCGCCTCACCACCGGACCCGTCAGGGACGCCAACAAGAGCGTCGAAAGCAACCTTGTAATACATATCAGACGGCTTCATTCGCCCACCTCCCAAGGTCTAGGCTTGCCGTGAAAACAAACAACCCGTGCGCTACTAGGAACGCCCTGCTGGCAATGCTTCTTCCAACTGACCACAGCACCCGGCAAAACGTCCTGCCAGTACGCGCGTCCCTTGGTTAACGGCTCAATGAAACCCTGATCTCCGAACCAGCGCGGCGTCGTGCATCGCGCCATATGCCCGGCAGGGTCTTCGCAGAACCGTTCATAGATGTGCGTGGCGTCGCCGCTCCAAGCCATTAGCCCAGACCCCATTTCGCGAACTCGTGGGTTAAAGTCGCGCAGGGCGATGAACTCATAAGCCGCAGCCGCATCAAAGAACGGGGCAAGATCGCCGCAGACGGTTGTATCAAGATCCATGTAAAGCACCGGCCCAGAGAACCGGAACAACTCTATTTTTGCCCACCAACCGGGCCAATCATGCTTTAGCGCGGGATCACCCACATCAGACAGGCAGATGAACTCGGCATCGGGCGCATATCTCGCGCATTGCATTCGGAGCCGGGCAACGTGGCTCAATTCGTATTCACCGCCGGAACGCAAGACCGTCAAAACCTTCTGATCGGTCATATAACGTCCTCAAATTTGGCCTTGGGGTAATTACGCAGCGCCGACTTCGGCGAGCAGTTCAAAACCTCGATACCCGTCTTTTCGATTTCCCTCGCCGCAGCGTCGATAGATCGCCGCCACCGCTCAGCGTTGCCAGCCGTGGGGTTGTTCAGCCCCGCAGGGTGCGCCCCGTGCCAGTGAAGGCCGTTACGGATGCTCATGTCATAGCCAACCAAAAGGATGCGCTTAACACCGAATTGAACGCCCAAGTTCAGGCAGTGAAAGCCGCTATTCCCGCCCCAGCCTACCGTCCCTTTTGGCTCATGATAAAACCGATCATCCGGCTTCATGCAGATCACCCGCTCAAGCCCCCACTCTTCGCAGGCCGATTGCTCAATGCAGAGTTTTACGCCCTCAAATTCCGGCGCTCCGTCATTCTTATTCCACCAGTTCGCATCGCAGGCGAAAAGCATGTCTGCCCACGGCACCAAGCGCCATGAACTGTTGATAGCGATTACCTTTGCCCGGCCCTTTGCTCGGCTTAGGTCAACGTCCTTTGCGGAGGGTCCGCTCGCCACCAATACAAGCGTTTTGCTCTCCCACTTGGGCCACCAACTAGGCAAGAGGCGGGTCAACGAGGCGATACAAGAGCATTTCGGCGCGGTAGGGCAACCCGCCCGGCCTACCCTTCATTTCGTCGTCGCCCTGAAAGATATGCTGGCCCGTAATGATTGCCGCGCGTTTGATGCGTTCAGGCACAGTTGCCCCGCTTACCAGCTCCCCGCCGCTATCCAAGTCAAGGTAATCTTCGACCCGTTTATCTAGGTAGTCGATCACAGCCTCAGATGCCGCGCCGATGATACCCGTGAGGTCCGCGTCGTCGTCGTCGTGGTAGATATTCAAAGCGTCCTTGAACTCTGCCAGCGTTGCGAGGGTCGCCATCACTTAACCCTCACAGTTTTAGGCTCAGGGGCCGATTTCAACTCACCGTCCTTACCGTCGCGGCCCTTCTTGACCGAAAGACGCCATCCGTCGCCCGTTCCGGGTCGCTCGCCAGTTTCCTTCTGCGCAACCCACATGGACCCGCCAAAGCTGACCACATCGCCAGCCGCGTACTCCTTGCCCTCAGAGAAAACCCCGCGATCCAGCATAACGGGCAGCGAGAAAGACCGCTCAACGATCTTAGCGCCGCGCTGGAACCGGAATGTGAACCCGCGCTCCCCGTCATGCTCAATGTCCATGTCCTCGAAGCCGATGCCATCCGTGCCGTCTTTGCCGGGTGCGCCATCCTTACCAACAATCGCGCCAAGCGTTTTTGTCTCGCCATTTGTTAGGGTCACTGTCAGTTCGCCATCTCGGTCGATAAATGCCCCAGCAAGCCCCACGCCATCCTTGCCATCCGCTCCCTTTTCACCCGGCTGACCGTCTCTACCATCCGCGCCATCTGCCCCGTCTTTTCCGTCTTGGGGCATCGGGATCGCGTCAAGAAACGCCTGCACCTGTTCCTTCAGGTCAGGCAAAACATCATCAATCGTGACGCTTTCCCCATCTTGTCCCGGTGCGCCATCCTTGCCCGGCTCGCCAGCCTCACCCTTTTCAGGCTCCGGCATGTCCGCAAGACGTTTTTCCAGTGAGGCAATGCGCTGCAACAGCGGCGCGGTCTGCGCCTTCACAATACCGGCCAGTTCCTCGCCAAATGCTTTCGCGTCGATCATGCGACCTCCATAGCTTTCCGCATGGAAAGCAGGGTTTCCGCCACGAAGGCGCGTTCTTCTGTTTCTGGGTCAGGCTCAGTCACGGTCGGCTGGGGCTGGGCGCTAGACTGTTCAATCAGCAGCTTGTCACGGGCGGCAATCGCCTCAATGCTATGGTCTTGCTCCTGCATGTAGACCGTGGAACCGCCTGTGATGCCATCAAGGTTCAGCCGCTCCCGACGCTCATCCAGCGTCATGAGGCTTTTGCCGCGCTCCAAGACTTCCATCTGAGTTGCGCTATCCATGCGCAGAAGGCCGTCAACGTCGAAGGCTGTTTTCACCTTAACGCCATCCATGCCTAGCCCATCGTCAAGACAGCTTTCCGCGTCCTCGATCAGACCTTGCAGAGACTGCCCGTAATACTCGACGTTGAGCGATTGCAGGTTGTTTGCCGTGGGCATAGGGCCAAGCCCAACCTTGTAAAGCGGGATACCGTATGTCGTGGCAATCGTCTCGGACGTCCATTTCAATTGCTCAACAAGCTGAGCATCCGAGGCCGCAACCGTGATGGGGTCAAACTTCAATCCATCGCCCATAACCGCGATCTTGCCCGCGTTCTTCCCGGTGTAGCTAGTCTCAAAAGCCTCTTTCAGACGCTTTGCCGTCTCATCCCCGATCTTACCGGGGGCCGACAAAATGCCACCCGGCTGCGCCTGATTCCCAAAGAAATTCGTGCTGCTCTCTGAGATATTCTGGCTTTGGGTCGCGGCCACTCCGTTAGCGTAAATTGGCGAAAGCCCAACAAGAGGGTGGAAGAGACAGTTCCAGCGGTCATGGATGACTTCAGAGGCCGGTACCGTCACGGAGGTATTCACCCCGGAAAGGTTGTCGTCAGCCAATTGATAGAACACGTCACCGCTATCAGAAACCAGCACCTGAACCCGGTTAGGGTCTAGGATGTGCAGCTTTTGAACCGTGCGGCGCTCATCGCGCTGCTTCAAAACGTATGTATTGCCCGCCGACAGCTTGGACAGGAACCAAACCTCAAAGAATTGGTTGCGCGTCTGGAAATGGTTGGGCTTGCGCAGCAATCTAGCCGCCTGTGCGCCCTCAGTTTCCTTCCATACCCGACCATCGCGGCGCATCACCATAACGCGCAACTTCGCGATATCGCGGGCAATCATGCTCTGGCAGCGGAAAACGAACGGGTTCGCCAGAACGCTGTTGCGGTCAACAGTGATGTTGCGCTGCCAGTTTCCGGTATTCGCCTCATAAATGGGATGCCATCCCGAATTTGGGACGTTATTTAGCGCTTTCTGGCGCGTAATGTTTAGCCCCAAGAATTTCATAGTTTAGCCCGCCTCTGCGATCTTCTCACGCAAGGTAGCGGCATCCCACCCGCCGAAGGGCTTCTTGCCAAGCACCCGCTTATATTCCTCGCGCAGCACTGTCCGCTCATCGGTCTGGACAGGTGCATCGGTCGCTTCATCAGCCTGCATATCGCGGCGATTATAACCGAGTTTCGCGGCGATCTTGGCAAAACGCGGGTCACGCGCCGCCATCATTCGGTTTGCGTAGTTTTGGCGCATGTGGGGAACTCCAATAGAGGTGTAGGCCGGGCCGAATGGCCCGACCTGTTATCGGTTAGGCGCTAGGGAGACCCCAGTTCACCGAATCCAGAACCGCAACCGCCGAGGCACGACGCTTCGACCAGTTCAGAATGCGCTCAGCGCGGAACGCAACCGAGTTGGTCTGCCACATCGACACCATGGAAGTCGCGGTGCCGGTTGCCGAGGCGTTGGTCGGGTTGTCCAGCATCTGCAACGAAGCCTCACGGGACATATCCACGGCAACACCGCCTTCATCACCGAAGTAGATATCGGAAGCGTTGGCGAGGGCCACATAGCCGCCAGCAGACACAGGTGCGAGGTATTCCGACACGATAACCGGGATGCCCTCGAAGGTACCACCGCGCATGGTGATGCCGCTGAACTCTTGCTGACCCAGCGGGTTGCGCATCAGGGACAGGGCAAGGGCGGTGTTGGAAGACATGATCCAAACCGCAGTGGACGGCGGGTTGTTCGCGGCCACGAATGTCGCCATCAGCGCACGGATATCTTCGCGGATCGCATCAGCGTCATTGCCTGTCGAAGTGATCGCAGAAACGCCATTGGTGATCGACGCCGGGGATACGCCAGCCGAAGCAGAAACAGCCGGGTCAATGAACGTCTGGTCAATCCGCTCAACAACAGCACCGGCCAGCGCGTCACGCATCAGCATATCAGCCGAAGGAGAAGACTTGCGGATCAGTTCTTCGGTCACAACCGCAATGGCAGCGACTTTCAGTTCATCCAGCGTGGTACGGCTGTAGTCGAAGCTGGTCAGCGGCTTGGGCTGCCCCTCACCGACCCAGTAACCAGTACCGCCGCCAGTCTGACCCAGCAGGGGAACACGGAAGGGGACGGTCCGCAGGCCGGGGATGCCTTCGGTGCCGAACTTGCCAACAATCGTCATGGGGCGCAGGAACTCCGCGAAGTCCGCGTAGATCGACGTTTCTTCGCCAACGAGGTTTTCCGCCCAGTTGCCGGAGATCGAAGACCCAGCCGTGACAGTAGCCTTGCTGACAAGGCCGTACACGTTGGAATCCTCGCCATACAGGCGCTTGGCAACCTCGCGCTTGGGTTCACTGTCCAGATGAGAGATGGCTTTGACTTTGGCCAGTTGCGCAAACTCAATGCCGGGTGCGGCTTTCGCCGCCTTCACTTTCACCGGGGCGCGGTGGTCGCGGGAATCCGAGCCTTCGGACGCCTTTGCGCCAGCCACGGGCTTTGCACCGGCTGCTTTGGTCGCTTCAAGATCACGCAAGTCAGTAAGCTCAGCGTCAATTTCTTTGACCTCAGCTTTGAGAGTGTCAAATTCCTCTTTTTCCTCGGCGGTCTTGCTTTCGCCGCGCTCAACGGCTGCATCTTGGATTTCTTCCATGCGGGCCTGAGATGCCGCACGCTTCGCCTCAAACGCGGCGATTTGCTCTGCAAGAGTTTTCATGTTTTTGCCCTCCTTGGGCGTCAATGATATGGGTTTTCGGTGTTTTCCCGTGACGCCGGGAGCGTTTGCGCCTTTAGCGCGAGGTGCAGCCTTGCCAGTGCCAGTCGCGGCGGGTTTGGCTGCATATTCTTTGACGGTCGCGATGGATGCTTCCGCATTGGCGGGGATTGTCACGGCGCTAAGCTCTAACCATTCCCACTCGTTGAAGCGGACGCCCCAAGTGCCTTCGATCTGCTCGACCTCAAGCCCGCGAAACCCGATAGACAGGCCGCGCACGAGGCCGGATTTGATAAGCGCCCAATACTTGTCAATTTCAGCTGTTACACCGCGCGAAACCTTGGCGACAATCTCAATGCCCTTGGCCGTGACTGTCGCTTCTGTGACGTGCCCAATAGGGTCGCCGTGGTCGTGCTGCCAAAGCAAAGGAATGGGCAACTGAAACTTGGCCCCCTCTGGCATAACCACATCATCCATGCGGTCAGTAGCTGGGGTTGACGCGATGCCGGTAATGGTGCCGGAATCGTCGTCTATTCCCTTGATCTCAAGGGTTGAAAAGGCGCGATCCATAGCGGCCCCCTTTAAATTGTCAGAAATTGATATTCCGGCTGCGCATCGACTTCGGACTTGATGAACCAGCCGAGCGCCATAATCAGCGCCACAGCGCCGTCGATCTTGTTGCCCGGCAGTTCCTTGCGCGGGTAAACGTTGTCTTTGTTGTCGAAGTGACCGACCACGTTGCCGATCATCCAGTTTAGCACCGCGTTGCCGGGGTGATGTATCCGACCTTCACGCATCATAGCGTCAAGAGTCTTTGTCGCTTCGCTCATGTTTGCCACGGTCTGCCGAAACTCATCAGCGGGGAAATTATCCCGCTGAAGGTTACTAATCATGTGCTGCGCCTGCCAAGGGTCAGCCACAACCGCTGAGATATTCCGACCCGGCGTTTCCAGCCTGATTTCGTCCTCAATTACGCCAAAGTCGATAGTCTCGCCCGGTGTGGCGTAGATATCCCCCTGCATTTCCCAACCCCGATACATCGGGTGGCGATCTTCTTCGATAGCCGCGCGGGGCAGGTAGAACGAAGGGAATGCGTAGAAGTGATCCTTCCCATCCACCTTGCGCTTGTAGACGTTCAGCTTGGCTGCAATGTCGATCTTGCTGGCAAGGTCCAGCGCGATAACGCTTTCGTCTTCCGCAAAGTCGGCTTCATCAAGCGATTTGTCTTCGCACTTCCGCCAATGATCCGTGTCAAACAGAGCGTGGTTAGCATCCACCCAGATATCTAGGTGTTTGGTGAAATAATTCGTCCGGTCCTGCGCGTTTTCCTTTGCCTTCGACGCCATCTGCCGAACGTGCGCGGGGTCAACTGAGATGCCATAGTTGGGATTGGCCTTAATCAGCGATTCCTCACAGTATGGGTCGTCTCCCTCATCAATCGTGTAGATGATCCCGAAGGTGGCGTTTGCCATTTCCCCGCTGGACGCCCCAGAAAGCACCTTAGAAACGAAGTCTCGGACCTTGTAGCAAACCCCGTGCTTGTTGAACCCCGCCGTTGTAATCGCCCAGAGCATTGACTGGGGCCGCTTGCCCAAGCCTGTCTCCAACACCTCATAAACTTCCGGCGTCTTGTGCGCGTGAAGCTCATCCACAATCGCCATGTGGATGTTGAGGCCGTCCAGCGTATGACCGTCAGCCGATAGCGCCTGAAACGTACCGTTTGTCCGCTCTTGCGTGATTGCCTGCGCCGGAACTTTGACGCCAAGGCTCTTGAGCATCCCCGGCATTTTGCGCGCCATCGCCTGCGCAACCCTAAACACGATCCGCGCTTGGTCCCGCGTAGTCGCTGCGCTGTAGACCTCCGATCCTTCTTCACCGTCTGCCGCCAGCATATACAGGCCAAGAGGTGAGGAAAGCGCCGACTTGCCGTTGCCGCGCGGCACTTCGATGTAGACGCTGCGAAAGCGCCGATTGCCCTTTATATCCACCCAGCCAAAAGTCGTAGTCAGGATAAACGCCTGCCACGGCTCCAACTTGATCGTCTCACCGCGCCGGGCCAGTTCGCCCTTCACATGAGGGCAAAGCTCTACGAATTTGCAAACCCTCTCGGCTTTCGCCTCATCGAAGCGATAGCCCTCAGGCGGCGATGCCAAGTCATTGACTTGCCGTTGACAGGCTTGCACCACATACCGGCAGGCCGGAATTTCACCAGCGACGACTTGCTCTGCATATCGCCGCGCCGTTTCAACGTGGCTCACTGCATACCAAACTGAGAAAAGGGATCATCCGGCTCATCGTCTTTCCCTTGATGTACTTTCGACCGATCCACAGGCGTTGCACCAAGCGATGAAATGGCTTGGCGGTACGCCGTGAAGAACGAGGCGGGCAGATCGGGCGTCTTGCCCATGATCTCTGCCCGCATGATTGACGCGACCTCAAGCGCCGCCCGATCCTCATACACCAGCCAACCGAGTTCGCTGGCGAATGTCTTCCACGCCTTCTTCGCATTTGGACTGAGATAATCTGGCGCAGAGCCAACCCCCTTGCCGCTCATCTCAGGGTCAGAGCGATCACGGAACCGCTGAGGGTCTTTCGCCGCTGCGCCGGTCAACTTGGCCTTCGATGTAGGCACTCTAGGACGCGGCATATATATTCACCTTACCGAATGTTTGAATTGCGGATGTTTACGTTAGATGGGTTGGTCGGTTTCCAAGATGGACCCATTTTCAAACTCAGACACCCCCCCTACCGGGTACCCGTCCAGACCCACCGGCCTGTAAGCCAGCTTTGCACGCTCAATTGCCTCCACATCATCACCGTAACGGTCCTCAATGCTGCGGCAGGGTCCATCGTGACAGCCTTTGCATACCGACCGAAGATTGCCGGGGTCGAAGTGTCCCGCCTCATAGAGGTGATGCGGCCTTGTGTGATCCACTACCGCGCTTGTGCGCTTGCGTTTGCCTTGCTCTAGCAGGGTGCCGCACATCCGGCATGTCCATAGGTCTCGGTCTAGCACCTCAAGCCGGAGCCTGCGCCAACGTGGCGTCCTGTGAAGATCAGCCACTACCTGCTGCCCTCATGTCTCCATGCCATGTGGTTAGCCTCGCTGGGGGTTTGCGTATCGCCGCCGCGTTGCGCCTATGTGCGCTGAGAAATGGCGGAAAGCCGAGGAGTCGAACCCCCATCCTTTCGGAGTCGTCACGGTTTTCAAGACCGCTTGCCGCCCGCGCAGCGAGACTTTCCGTATATGTGGCAGAGCGCATCGGTCCCGACCCGAAGACCTTGCGGCCCGTACAGATTAGCAATCTGCCCCAGCACCTAGCTAGTTTACGCTCTGCGTTGTCTGATGACCCGCGCATGTCCGAGGCCGTAGCCAAGTGCAGAGGCGCGTGTCGTATGTTGGGGTATCCGGCTCATGGCTTGGGATAGCGGCCTTGCGTTCGCCCCGTTGCTGCCTTTGCCCAAGCGGTTCATAGCAGCGAATGTGTTGGCGGCGGCACCGGATTCGAACCGGACCCGATAAACTAGGTTGGACCCTAGCTATCCTGCCCATGCAGCGTTCCGCCGATATGGTGAGACGCGCCCGGCTAATGACACACCGGCTGCCCTGCTGGGGATAGTGCCAGACGCGCTCTGCTCAGTTCATCGACTCGCAATGACCTGAGCGGAAAGCGCCTAACTTGGTTGCGGAGGATGGATTTGAACCACCGACCTCTAGGTTATGAGCCTAGCGAGCTACCCGACTGCTCCACTCCGGCACCAAGCTGGAATCAAAAGCGCCCAGCATCCTTTTCATACACTGGGCGCAAATCGCTTGCGATTATATTACGCTATTCCGCCCCGCTGGTCAACAACCTCAGACACCTGTTGCAGCGCCTCGACAAAGCGGATTCCGCGCGGGGTAATCCCCTCCGGCGTCATGGGTTCAATCCGGCCCTTCACCACGTCCCAGATAGCCGTCTGCTCAAGTGCTGAGAGGTGCATGAGATACCCGTGCCAGCGCGTCCATGCGTTTACCGCATCCCGGTGCTGCTCATCCTCGCTGCGGAGATCAACCTGATCGTCCGCGCGGGTGCCGAACCGCTCCGGCTCAGTCTCGATCTTGGCCACCTTCGGATGCATACTCACGCCAAGCACCATCCGATGATAGCGGTCATTGGCCTGCGTAAGCCCCGTGTAGACGCGCCAAAGCCTCGCCGCGCTGTCAGGGTCGCAAAATGCCCTAATGGCCCTCCCTGCCGCCTCTCCGTAAGCCTGACGGGCCATTTCCTCGCGTGAGGTGGCGGGATCAAGCCCCATCATGCGGGCGCGGGCGTCCAAGACGGTATGCCTCGCCTCTGGGTCTGCCTCAATCTGCGCCATCCTTGCCCGTCCCTGTAGCTTGCGGGGGTTGCCGACCTTCGCCAATTCGGGGAGGTCCAGCTTTGCCCGCCGCTTGTTCCGTAGTCGCTCAGCCTTGCTGGTCATTGAATAGCCTTTCTGCCTGCTGGATCGGACACGAAAGCGCCCGGTAGTAGTCCACCATGTTCTGCAACGGGGCATTGCGGCCCCGCTCTTTTGCCAGCTTCCGTTTCGCGTCCATGAATTGCCGCCGATACTTCTCCACCGTGCTGGCCTGCGTCTCGACCCGCTGCCGTAGCTTGGCGTTGTCTCGCTCTAGCTGGTGGATGCGTTGGGAGGGGGTCATTGGATAATTCCCGCGAAAGTCAGTGTTAATAATGCGAAAAGAAGCGCGACCATCGGCAGCATGGATAGGGCAAACCCCCACTTCGCGCCGCCTGAGAGACGGAAGCAGAAAAACATCCAACCCCAAAATGCCCCGATAAAAGCCCCCGCCCCGATCAGGACGCCGAGAGCCTTTGCCATTGCGATCCAGATCATGCCCCAGCCTCCTTCACAGCCGCCGCTATCCGGTCCTTGCAGCTAACGTGGGCAAGCTGGTACTCGTAACAGCTTCCGTATTTGCCGCGCGTGACTACGCCCTCTGCCAGCATCCGGCGCAGGGTGGTGTCGAGCGAGGCCATGGGGTTCTTGCTGAGAAAGCCAGACCGCTTGACGATCTTAGCGAGGCTCAGGCGATCCCCGTCCGATAGGGCATCCATGATGGCTTCGCGGGCGGTACTGGGCCTTCCCTGAGACAAGCGCCAGACGCTAATCCTCAACTGGCCCTTGCAGATGAACCCAAGCGCAAGGATGCCTTGCTTATGCAGGGCGCTTAATGCCGCGCGGGCGCTCTCTATCCCCGACCGACCGGAAAGGCCCACTGCCGTTGCAACATCAGACGCCGTGCGCTCGCGGCCATCTGCCATGAGGTCCGCAATCTGCTGCTGCCGGGGTGTCGCCCTCGGCTCCTTGGTTTTCGGGCGCTGTGCATCCTCGCGCATCTTCGTGGCCAGCCAATCCTCCAGCCCTTCCGGTGACGGGTCATTGCGCAGAGTGAATGCCGGGACGCTGCTTGCTGCCTTGATGTGCGCTTGCGTGGTGTGATGGCGGATCATTGCGGTCATTGCGCTGCCCCCTGTGTTGCCGTTTCAGTGAGTGACCAGAGGTAATGCGTACCAACGTCGCGGCTCACCACTTTGCCACCCCTGCGAAGCTGGCCCCGCAGGCAGTAGCCTATCTGGTTCGTCGTTAGGTCAGCGCCTTTTTCCCGCACCTTTTCCGCGATCTGGCGGGTTGTCATTTCGCCCTGCATCACAGACATGACCAGCCGGGAGATTTCCCCGCGCGGCAAATCGTTGATGTTTCGCCGCGTATCCTCAGAGCCTTTCAGCAAGTGACGATCCACCTTTCCTGTGCTGTAAACATTGCTAAGAAAGTCAGCATCCATGCCCGCCAGTTCGCAAACCATGCGGAAGTCTTTGCCGCACTGGCGTATCCAGCGGTCAGCCGTGATCTGCTCCATCTTGTCTTGCCGCGCGTTGCCGTCATAGGTGGCGTCGATGAAAGCCCGGTGCAGAACGGCCTGCCACATTTCACGCGATGCCGCTGCGCCGCTGTGGGCATGTACCTGCTCGTCAGATGCGATTAGTCCGATGTGGCTCATTGCATACGCTCCCCTGCTGGTGGGTTGTTGACGCCGAAAGGCGATAGGCTCTCAGGGTCGCGGGATGCGAAGCCCTGCCGGACAACGCGCCATGTCAGCCCGTTGCGCTTTACGAAGTTGTTGAGGTCCACAAGGCGCATCTCCAGCACCTTCGCCGCCTCTGTCTGGGTCATGCCCCGCGCTTCCAGAGCCATGACGGCTTCGGCCTTTTCAAGCGCGTGGCGGTCGAGCATTTCTTTCCATGTCTCGGTCATGCCAGCGCCCCCTCGTACATCTCAAGAATTGCGGTTTCCTCGGCCAAGTCGTCGCGGTCACGCTTGCGACGGGCGATTACCTTGCGGACAATGGCGGCGTCATACCCAAGGCCCTTCAATTCCGCGAAAACCTCCTTCGTCGCTTCGGCAATGTCGGCCTTCTCGCTGTTGAGGCGTTCGATCCGCTCCACAAAGGCGCGGAGTTCGTCGGCTGCTACTCGGTCGGTCATTGTGCGGCCCTCCCGACGAGCGAGCGGCTGATCTTTTCCAGCCCGGTCAGAACGCCATGCACCCAATCCACGACAGGCCCAGTGTGGTGCTTGCCGTCGAGCAATAGCCGATGTTCCCCCGTGTCGTTTTCTGTAATGTTGGCGCTAATCGTATCGGCCTGCCATTTGATCGCCCCTTCAAGTTCTTGGATGCGGTCAGCTTGGGCGCGCATTATCCCGGCGTATTTATGGCCCGCTGGATATCCCAAAGCCTTCGCCTCATCGTCCAGTTCTGCACATGCGGCCTCCACCGCCTCGCGTGATATGTCGGTCATGCTGTCTCTCCTGTGTGGTTGGCGCGGCGAACTGCGAAGCCCGCCTGCTTGACGTATTCGGCAACGCGGGCGCGTTCCTCGGCTGTGGGTTCGGGGCGTTCCGGCTCCGCTGGCGCGGGCTGGCGAACAAGCGTTGGGCGCGGCATGGCCTCACGGGCCAAGACATAGATTGCCCCCGGTGTCGGCTTGCGGCGCGGCTCTTCGCGCTGGTACTGGATGCAGGCTTTCTGGATTGCGTCTTGCGGCAAGCCTTCCAGCACATCGGCCCAATCCTTGCCCATCGCTGCCGTTAGCGCCTCGCTGTCGTCGTCGCGCCAGTAGTGGCTTAGAAGGGTGAACGAGCGGCCAGCGATCCACTCACGATGAGATTGCCGCTCCTGAGATGAAGGCGTTTTGCTTGAATTCTGATTTGCTAGGGCGTTTGTCATTTTGTCCTCCGTGGATTGCTCTGAAAGGGGCTGGCGTTATTGCCGGGGCGTTCTTGGCGGCTGCGAAGTGGCGCAGCGGCTCAATGAAATATCTGAGGCTACCGGGCGGGCCGTCGCGCTTGCGCTTCGCAGTCTCGGCCACGATTTCGAGCGTCTCGCTTTCGCTGAGAGAAAGATCATTGCGGGCCTTGTCGAACTCCGCGAACTCTGCGCGGCCTCCGATGGTCCTGCCATTTGCTGTGAGTCCCGATGCGTCATGGCCTGCGGCAACCAAAACCTTCTCGCGAAAGGTCAGGTCCGCGCCCGCGCTATCATCATCAATCTTATCTGTATTTGGTTCTGGTTCTTCGCGATATGTCTGCGACGGCTTTTCTAAGCTATTGTTTTTATTATGTGCGCCGCTGTTTTCAGCGAGATTATCTCCAGATTTACTTGAGATTATCTCCGGTTTATCTCCAGATGATCCCGCGTTAATCTCCAGATCAGAGGTTTTAGCCTGCCCGGCGGATGAGGCATTTTCGGATTGCTGCCCCTGATATTTCTTCTGCTTGGCCTTTTCCTTCTCCGCTCTGCCGTTGCAGATCAGGCCGTCTTTTACGCTGATCTTGCCCCGCTCAATCAGAGATTTGCGCAGCGAATTCCACTTGCGAACAGATGTGCCAAGTTGGCCCGCGATGTACTGGGGATCATCTGGCAAGCCCCGTGCGCCCATCATATAGATGAGGTCCAGCACGAGGCCGTATGCGCCCTTCTCTTCCAGCGACATGCCTGCCGTGCCTTCAAAGAAGTCGCGCGGGTAGCGGGGATAGTAAGGTAGAGCGTTCATGCGGCCCCCGTTTCTGCTGTCTTGACGCCCCACTCGCTGAGGCATTCGCGCACGTCTTCAATGCTGCGGACAACGGCCACCCGATAACCAAGGCTACGCAGTTGGTCGTGAACCTCTTTCTGCGCATCGGGCACGCGCCTGCCCTCGGCTTTCACCTCCAAGAAGAACGCGCCCAATTCGGCAGGCGGCATGACCACAAGGTCAGGGAAGCCCGTGACGGTCCCTGCCAGCTTGTTGTTCTTCGCATGAAGCATTGCAGCCGTGCCGCGCTTGCGGCGGTGCTCGTTAGGGCTATGATGGACCAAGGCACCCGGCAGGACGCGCCGCAGGAAAGCGACGATGCTGCGCTGGATCGGCCCTTCTCTGTCGATAGGCTTTGCCATTAGCTGCGCCTCGCAATCTCGCGGTCGATGTAGAACCGGGCCTTTTCCAAGTCCTCAATCGCATCGCCCTTGAGGTCTGCCCGCCAAATGTACTTAACGGCATTGCCGAGGCAGAACCCCATGTGTTCGGTGATCTGGATGCACTCCACCTTCGACGGATGGCTGGTGTAGTGCGGCGGCTGGTTAACCATGTCGGGCTTGTCGCTCATACACGCACCTCAATGACGTCGGAATTCCCGACATCATCCCCGGCCTGCGCCTCCAGCGAATAGCTTGCGACCCGCGCCCCGGTGTCTGTCTCGACCATGGCGCGGTTGATCTTGTGCCCCGCTTGGCGAAGGTCATAGATGCGGCCTGAAAGCCGGAAACAGCCGCACAGGCTAAGCGCGTCCATCGGCGTGATGTGACGGCCTGCCTTGAGGGCGGAGAGGATTTGGTCGGTCTGGGTCATAGGTCGAAGCCCTCCTGTTCTGCGTCGGAACGGCTCAACATCAGCAGGCGGGTATCTTCGGGGCGGGTCTTGCCATCCCAGACATACCAAGCGTTGAGCATCGGCGGCGCACCGGCTCCGGTGAAGTCAATACGCCAGCGCATGAGGTAGACACGGGCGGGAGGATTCCGCGCCCAAAGGCCAGCCCGCGATTCCGCGCCGGGCCAGTTGAACGGCAGCAACAGCGCCATGTAATCAACGCCGAGAACGTCCAACGCGTGGCGGTTCCATGCCCCTGTATTGCACTCGCAAAAAGGTGGGTTGGTTACGATTGCGTTTGCTGGTGCCGTCGAAAAGTCATAGAATGAGCGAAGGTCAGCTCCCGCGCCACGGTCTACAAGATCCGAGCATGTGACGCTGTATCCCGCCGCCTCAATTTCGCGCGCCATAGCGCCATCACCGCAGGCAGGCTCCCAGATGGTAGGGAACCGATCAAGATATGCTTTCTCAGCCTTTAGAATGGCTCTGGTTGGCTCTGGCGGGGTTGGGTAGAAGTCGTCTTTCTCGCGCGGCATCTCGTCCACAAAGACAGGAACGCCGTCGATAAGATCCGCCATTACCGGATGCGCCGTTTTCCCGGTCGCTCTGAAAAGCCCGCGCGCGCTGCTCATACGTCACCCCCAAAAGGCCCGGCGACGGGGAGAAACGCCGCCGGGCTAGTTGGCCGACCGTCATGGCAACGGCTGGCTACAGGAGGAACTGACGCAGTAACGTACCGCTGCGCCTCGGATGCTGGGGAGGTCATGCTGCGATCCAAAAAATGTAGGCCAGCGTTGTGAGATTGATGACTATGGAGATTGCGCAGATGATATTGGCCTTGCCGTAAGCGGATAACGCCCGATCATACGCTGCCAAGGATGATTGCTGCATGTCCTCCGCAAGGTCTGCCGCTTCGCTTGCTGCATCAATCGCGTCAGCTATCTCGCGCAGGTATTCGGCGCTTATGTGACCACCACCACGAGCCGCATGGACGCGCAGGCGCTCTGGCAGGGTCAGTATGTCGGGGGCTGTGCGTGTGGTCATTGCGCGGACTCCGCCATCTTCTCGCGGATCGCCTTAATGGTAGACCAACGAAGTTCACGACCCGCCTCTAAGTCGCGCAGCAAGTTGGGGTCTCTGACGGCCCAAACACCAAAAGCGGTTTTGGAAACGCCATGCTCTTTGCGGTAGCGGGAAATGTCCGCAACCAGCCTTTCAATTTCGGGGTTTTGGGTGTGTGCGTTCATGACACAATTTTAGGAAACTTCCTAATGCATTGCAAGCATTTTCACTAGGACACTTCCAATTAGACGGGACGCGCCCATATAGGCTATATCCTAATCCATGGAGAGAGACCCAATAAACATGCTAGTCGCCAAGAACATCAAAGACTTGATGGAAGCACGTCATATCGACGCGGCGAAGCTGGCAAGAGCAGCGAACATTAACCCGACAGGTATCTATGATATTCTGTCAGGTAAGAGCCAAAGCCCGAAGATCGTAACCTTAGATAAAATTGCTAAGGCTTTGCGAGTACCCATTTCCGCACTATTTGAAACGGCCACCGATCTCGAACTCAAGTCAGATATTCTCGCCCTTATTGAGCGCCTACCCGCCCCTCAGCGTGAATTGCTCCTGAAGACTGCTCAGGCTTGGACTGAAGAAGCCGAATAACTTCCAATTTCAGCAGAATTAGCTGCCCCCGCGCCATTGAGTTAACCTCGGTGGCGTTTTTTTGTCCTAATGTGTTCATGCTTTACCCCCCAATGTTAACTTAGATAGCATAACGAACCTGTGTGTGTATATTAGGAAGTTTCCGAAAATACTGCTTGACGATAGGATATTTCCTAACTACCTTCTTTCCTACAGGCCACAACGGCCAGCCACAAGGCACATGGAGAGAACGCAATGCAACACTTCACCTTTGACACCAACGACCCCGCCCCGATCTTCGCGCACATCACTGCTGCTGGCGAGGCTGCGGGATTCACAGCCGAGGCGCTCAACCAGCTTGTTGACTGCTTTGAGCAAGACCTCCCCAGCATCTATGACCTGCCGCCCCTCGACTGGCACCGCGTAGACGACGACACCCCGCAAGGTGGTGCGCAGGAGGCGGCGCGATGAACTGGCAACCTATCAAGACAGCGCCGAAGGATGGGAGCATTTTCTTGGCATGTAATGCAAACCCCGGCTTTCAGAAACCTGCCTGCATTTATTGGGACGATGGGTCGAGGTCTCTTAGCATTACGGGGCATTGGCGGACATCGTTCCACGAACCAGCCGGGGTCAACCGTTTCACCCACTGGATGCCCCTCCCCGCAGCCCCCGTAGACGACGAGCAGACGCCCCCTAGTGCGGCGCAGGCGGTGCGGACATGAAGCAGACAGGCGGATATTTCGACAGCGGGTGTAGCTTAGAGGTTGCAGAGCCTGATCCGAACGGTTGGCAGCCCATCGCTACCGCGCCCAAAGATGGCACCGGGTTCCTGTACTTCCAGAAGCTGCCGTTTGGGCAGAAATGGATTGGCAGCGCAATCTATCATGAGGGCAAATGCCTGCACGTTCAGTGGAGCGGCGAAGAAGCCGAGTGGACGACGATCAACCCCACGCATTGGAAGCCGCTGCCCGGCGATCCGGTGGCAGCATGACCCCACGCTGGACCGCCCAAGGCGACGGGCTGTTCACGGCACCGGGCGGCTACTCCGCAGACCAGCACAGCCCGCTAGAGGACCGCTACACGCTGCTCCTGCCCTGCGGTGCCAAGCATACCGGGACCGCGCAGGAATGCCGCGATTTTGCGGCGAAACACGCAAAGGAGAACGCATCATGACACTCCACCAGCCTATCCCACAGGTGCCGCTATCACAGCCCGCGCCGATGTATCTCAAGCAAGCCCCGCTGGCAGACAGTGAATGCGACGTAACAGACGCATGGAACGAGCGGAACGACCCTGAGAACGAAGAAGGCGCAATTGCGACAGCCTTCTTTGAACACGCAACCGACCACGGGCAGACGCAGGCGACGATGATCGGCCTCGCCATCGAAGAGGACGGCCTGACGCTATTTTACACCGGCTATGGGGCGCTCGCAATGCTTGGAACGCAAGCCGTTTGCCGGATTGAGCAGGTACACGGGGAGACGCTGTAATGACCGATTACAACGATGGTAAATGGCACCGCTGGGACAATGGGTCGCGACCTATCGACTCCCGTTCAAAGGTTGATTTCCTCACCAGAGAGGGCATGAAAACCGATTGGGTGGCTGGCAATTGCATATGGGGCGATACGTGCCACCCGATCTTAGCCTTCCGCGTCACCGAAGAATACAAAGAGCCGCGCGAGTTCTGGCTGCTTGAAATAGATGGCGGCACAACAATTGCCTTAGAAAGTGATGTAGGTGACTGCATCCATGTCCGCGAGGTGCTGGAATGATCACGCAATCCCACCCCTCCGAACACGTCCAACGCCAGCAGAGCGAGCCGCGCAAGATGCTGACCGTGCCGATGTTCGTCGCCGGTCTGGCGCTATCCGTAGCGGGCCTGATCGGCGGGCATATCGCAAGCAAAGGCATCGCTAATGTTGCGCACTTCAACGCGAACACGCCCTTCACCATGAGAGGATTTTGATATGAACGCCAAGACCGATATTAAGCCGCAGCACAACTGCATCGCAATCGCGCTCGCCGCAGCACAGGCTCAGATGGGGCGGGCTCTCAAGTCCGCGACGAACTCGCACTTCAAGAACAAGTATGCCGACCTCGCCAGCGTTGTCGAAGCCTGTATGCCCTCACTTAACGCGCATGGCATCGCAGTTATCCAGCCGACCACGGATGAGGAAAGCGGGCGCTTTGTTGAAACGATCCTCATTCATGGCGAGAGCGGCGAAACGCTCAAGTGCCGCGTCCCGCTGATCGTGCAGAAAAATGACATGCAGGGCTACGGCTCCGCAGTTACCTATGCCCGCCGCTATGGGCTTATGAGCATGGCTGGCATCGCGCCGGAGGACGACGACGGGAACGACGCGGCCAAAGCCGCGCCCAAAGAGCGCCGCCAAGAAAAGCCAGCCCCCCCCAACCCCGAAGCCGTGGCCGATGGGATGATTGCCGCAGTCAAAGGCGCAGATAGCGAAGACCGCCTGAAAGGCATTTGGAGCAGCGACAAGTTCAAAGCTGACTTGGCGTGGCTGCGCAAGCAAAGCCCAGAGAAGGCCGCTCACGTTGAGGCTGCAAAGGACTTCCGCAAGCAAAGCCTCTCACAAGCGAACCACGACCTTGACGACGAACTGCCCGAATTTGAGGACGCATAAAATGAACGATATGACCCCCGCCGCAATCGGCCACAACGGCCCGCCCGACCCCATTGACGAAATCAACGCCTCTTTCGAGGCCGACCGCGAAGAAGCCTCCAACTGGACCGATGGCGCACCCGTTGAGAATGAAGCGCAGATGAAGGCGGTAGACGCCCTGCGCAAGTCCATGCGGGAATGGCGTCTATCGCTTGAGAAGGGCCAGAAGGCCGCGACCGCCCCGCTCCGCGCCGTGTATCAGGCCGAGTTGGACCGTTGGAAGCCGACCATTGAGGACGCCAAGCGCATCGAAGGGTGCCTTGTCTCAACTGTCGATGCCTTCAAGCGCAAGCTGAAAGCCGAGAAGGAAGCCGACGAACGTGCAGCATGGGAGGCCGCGAACAAGGCCCGCCGCGAAGCCGAGGAAAAGGCCCGCGCCGCAGATGCATCCAACCTTGAGGCACAGCGTGAAGTTCAACAAGCGAAAGATGCCGCGATTGAGGCCGAGAAGGCCGCGCAGGCTGCGAAGAAAGATCAGGTCAAAGGGCTGCGCACCGTCACCCGCTACA